AACACCTTCGTCAACGCCGCAGACAAGGCCCTTTTCCTCACCCTGGGCCACAACGAGTTCAGAACCATCGCGTTCGAGGAGACGCCCCTCGACATGGTGTCGTCTGTTGACTTCACGCTGGCCGGGGCTCGGACAATCGACCTGGAGGCGGTTGACCCTGATGGCGGCGGCGGCGCCACTACGAGGCTCCTGGGTGCAACTGCGGCAAACCCGATGCTCAAACTCCACTCTGTGGCGATGATGTCAGCGGGGGACGTGTCGTACTATTACGACCTGGTGGTAGATAATCGAGAGATTACGGACTACCCGTATCCAATCCTGGCAACGCCTATCGCATGGCTCAGGGCCTCAACGCTCCGCTTTGCCACAGACCAGACGGGCACGATTCGGGTCAATTACCTCAAAGAGTCTGATGTCGACTTCTCTGCTGCCGGCCAATTTGTGGACAACTTCCCGCAGTTCCACCCCCTCATCGCCATGCTTGCCGCGAAGCATTACAGCGTCATAGACAACGGGGTGAATGAGCAACTCGAAGCCAAGACGGCGTCGTTTACCCAGGAGATGAAGGCTTTCTTGGCGAGCACGAGGGTTCCACGAGGGGCGAGTTGGGTACAGGAGTAGTTCTGTGGCGACACCAAAGCAACAACTGGACATTCTAAGTCCAACGGTGTCCCTAGACCCCGCGAATGACGGTAGTTTTGTTCGTAATATGGAGAACCGCCAGGGCTCCTGGGCGGTCAGGCCCGGGTTCGGGCTTCTTTATAGGGGCGATTCGACGATGTCCATCAATGGGTCATCGTCTTCACCTCTAGGATATAAGAAGCACCTGGGAAGCTACGCGCTGAAGACGGCGTTCGGCCACACCCAGATAATTACAGTGTTATCAGCGGATTTGTTCACAGGTGAGAGCCGAGAGGTTGGTACATACGCGGCAGTCTACTCTGTCTCGGTCTTCGATGTTAACGATAATGTGCGCGTTGAGCACGTTCTTCACAAGGTCACCGGGGACGGTGGTCGCTCGTTCCATGAGACGAGAGTTCTGAAGGCTTGCTACGAGACGGCGGCTGATAAGGCGGCGGCGAATTGGACGATGTCTGGCGCCCAGCCTGTAGCCTTCCAGGAGTTGGCCGGGAACCTCTACTTTTCTAACAATGACATCGGGGTCTACGTCTACAGGCCCTCTCTGGTTGTTGAGCGTAACGCCCAGCTTCAGGGTGCGGACTACTACGACTGGTCTCCAGCGAGGGGCGAGGTAAGCTCGGTTACCCCGGTGGTTTTCTCTGATGGCCTAAACACCGAAGCCTTTAACTACGTCACAAACAGCGACCTGGCCGGCGTTTCTGCCATGTGCGAGCACCAGGGTTCACTGGTTTACGCCTCTGGCAACACCATCTTCTACTCTGACGCCTTTCTGCCCAACAACATCAAGGCCAGCAACTCTGACATCATCCCCGTCCTGTCTGATATCACCGGACTGGCCTCGAACGGACAACTGGTTTACGTCTTCTCTGACACTGAGACGTGGGTGATACAGCCGGCCCTCACTCAGTCAGGTCTTCTTTCCGGCGGGCTCCTAACAAAACTCTCTTCAGAGGTCGGCTGTATGGCCCCGACGGCACTGATGCTCGTCAAGGGTGTCCCGGTCTGGGTCTCAAGTCGGGGCGTTCATACGGTTTCAGGTAATTTTGAATACGCCACACTGTCAGATCCGATTCAGGAGTACTGGACGACGGGCGTCTCAGACCCCTTTTCCAACTACGCCACGCAGGCTGGGCTTACAAACCTGGCACTACAGCAGCCTGAGAGCTTCAGCGCACCGCCAGCAACCCCGCATATCGGCTATAACGAGCATTTCGACGAGATATACTGCTCGTTTGACAGCAAGGTCTGGGTTTTCTCGAACGAGACTTGGTTGTTGTGGGACTTTGAGAACTATTTTTACAGCCCGACCCCGTCCAAGGTGGTGGCGACGACCCCGGTCAACCAGGCGCAGGCCCTGTCTCTGCTCGGTGAGACGTATGTAGTCTCTCTGGACAACCCGACAGAGTATGCGGGGCAGACTCAACCCCTGACCATCAGCCCATACAGCATTTATGAGCTTGGTCGCGGCGGCGGGACTGATGACAGCTTTCAAAATGAGAAGAGTGTTATCATCAGAAACCATGTCTCCTGGCTCCGTGAGGAGATCACCAGCGACACGGCGTTCCACTTTGAACTCACCGAAATTAACGCGGATAACGAGTACGTGTTCCTGCTGTCGGGTATCCCCCCGAATGTCGCCGGGGCACTTCCGGCGCAGGGGTGGAAGTTTGAGCTTGGCTTCAATACCACATACTGGGAGCCGGTCCTGTCTGGGGGGACCACGTTGGACTACTCCATCCCTCATGAGCGGTACGCATATCCATCAATGCTCTCTGCGAACAGGTGGGACCACGCCGGGGGGGTGCCGGACGCTGCGGGTGACAGCATCATGCTTGAGTGGGCGGCGATAGGGATTGCGCGGCAGCAGTTAAATCTTCGCCACAAAAACCCGCTGGTATACGTGAAATTCAAGCCGACCGTCGCCAACGTAACCGGAACCAATACATTCGGGTGGTTACACATCGCGGCCTCTGGCTACGTGGCCGAGATTGACGACGGGAACGCGCCCACCCCATACAATGCCAACGTGTTCACAAACGACCTGAGCTACGCACCAGAACCCGCCGTCTACGGTCTCGGCCAACCCGTGAACTACCTCTACAAAGCCCCAACGATGCGCTCTGACAACAGCGACCAGGTCAGGACGCGGGGGCTTTACACGAGGATAACATCACACGGGAAGGCCGTGACAGGGACAACGCCCTATCCATACGGCCTCTATAACGCCGCGTTCGGCTCAGACAACGGAATCTATAACAGCCAGGTAGTTGATGGCACAGACGGCCTTTCTACGGTCCCAGAGAAGACCTCAATACGCACCAGGATTCAGGATTCCGTTGGGACGATGGTGGATAAGGTGTTTGGTGTTGCCACATATGGTGATCCAGGTGTCGCCGCCACTGGAAACCTCCTCATAGACAACGAGCAGGTCGACTCCATAGCAATGAGCACCAGTGCCAGAGGCGGCAGCATTGGCGTCATCCTCTTCGGCTTCATATTGGACAAGGCTGAAGCCATCAGGCTCCACGCGGCGAAGATGACATACAAGGTCATCGGCGGCGCCCGAAGGAGGGGCAGGTAGCCATGTTCAGACTACTCAGACCCTCAAAGCAGACTCTCACGGGCCTCCGAAACGAGGGGATTGTTGACGGATACCACCGATTAACGGTTCAGGAGAACTCCATCAGGCACAGCCTGAAGCGTGACGAGACCATTCTGATAGAGGGGGGCTTCAAGGGGCACACATCTGACTCCCCGCACACCGAAATCAAGGCAGTTCAGGGCGCCCAGTTCAGCAGTCTGGTCAAGATTACGGACGGGGCTACGATTGAGGGGGTCACATTCAAGGGTGAAGACGTCCTCGTCGAGGTTACGGGCACAATGCCTGCGATGTTCAGAGGCTGCACCTTCATTCGAGACGCCGGCACGAACCTAACGACAGCCTTTGTTACCGTTGCCGCAGGCTCTAAAGCCACCTTTCTCGGGTGCAGGTTCCGGTCAGAGGGGGACGACGGCGTGATGCAGGGGGCGTCGAATGCGGTGGTCAATGACGGGGCGAACCCTCCCGCCAGCGTCACCGTTGTGTCTGGCGTCAATGAGACAGGGTGGCCCCACTTAAACGCCACCCTGTTTGGGGAGGTGTGATTCATGAAGTCTAATCGCATCATTAGAGAACAGTTCAGCGACAGTACAACTGTCGATGGGTCTAGGATTCAACGCGCCCTCGATACAGTCGAAGGGCGCATCAACGCGATTCCCCGTGGCGACATCTTACCCCGATATGCAGAGCAGACAATTCACCTGGGATTCATGCCTCCCAGCATAGGCGGCGGGGCGTCTGACGTCATATATCCATGGGGTCCGCTATACAACTCTACGAACTGGGTTGTCGCTGGTGGCCTAGACAAGGTTGTCAACCCGGTCAGAATCAAGGGTTGCTACAACGGGAACATCGCCTCCCCCGCCACGGGTGACCAGTTCGCATGGTCTAGCGGTGTTCATCACGTCTCGCCATGCATAGTCAACGAGCTTCACTTCAACGCGGTAACAGACTCCGTGTTTATTAACGCCTTGACCGACAACGCCATGCATCTGCTGATTAGCGTCAACGCCGACGGAGAGGGCCAGGACAGGCACCTGAATAGCTTTGAGGCCGTAAAGCACCTTATCTCAGACGATGCGTGGAGATTCAGGCGCACGGCAGCGGCAGTCCCCACCGCAAACATGCTCCCCGTCCACCCAGAGAGGCTTAGCGGCAATGTCGTCTCGTTCAGGAACCTCGGCGTTTCGATACCTGCGGGCGCAAGGGTGCTATACCAGGCTGTGATACCGCAGAGCGTTGGCGGGTGGTCTGCACGGCCCTATCAAACGATCATCCCGGGCATGACCGTCCATTATCTTGAAGAGATTGTCTGATGAAGCACACCTTTAACAGGCTGGCGCGGGGCGTAAAGCTACAGGTAGGACACATCTACTGGGCGGTCACGGCTGCCCTCGATAACCTCACCGACAAGGCCGGAACATTCGACGGGGTGGTGGCCGACCAGATGGGGGCAACAGACGCCCCATTTACCATTCACCTGTCCGTCCCAAACTTCGACGCCAACCGCTTGGCGACATCCATACCGTTCGTTCTCCCTGCGTACCAGGACGACCCCATATGGACAAACTACTACTCTGGCCAAGAGACCGTTGTCTTCAAGATTGAGGACGTTGGGTTCTATTTCGACTCGCGTGACGAGCTGGCGGGGGTTGGGGCGACCAACGCGATTGATTTTGACAAGCTCGTCTTCGGGGGTCTTGGCAACTATGGCCTAGATGTCTCAATTCTTGAGACCGAGCAGAAGGGGAGGGGGTACACGGGGACCAATCAGTCCAGGTACACCACAGTCTGGTCCAACACAATTCCAGCAACAGCCTGGGAGGCCGGGCTGAACCCGCACACGTTCTCCGAGATTAGCTCAGAGCTTAGCCCGATGAGGACGTATATTCTGAGGGTGGTTGCACCCGATCTTGCGACGAGCTTAATGGGCAACGACCTCTTTGCGCTGCCCAACCTTAACATCTGGATGAAACTGAGCACCAAAGTGGTGCCCCGTGACGTTCATGACCCGTCGGGCGGCAAGTACGTTCAGAACATTCCATCTATTCACAATGGTGCCGTGCAGACGACGCCGATTACAGTGACATCCCCGGTGGGAGGCGACCTGATAAAGGCAGACGCTGCAACCCCGGCAGACACATACGACGGCGTCCAGACCGCCCTTGGAAAGGTCGACAAGATATTCAGGGACAAGCTCAGGGGTGGTTACAACATCCACTCTGAACTACCCGCCGACGAGAACCTGACGGACGGGTCGGCCTACAAGGTCATAGCGGTCCCCATGTGGGGCAACAGGAACGGCGACATCACCGACTCGACTGCGGGCACCCTTCCCTACGCCGGGAGCGGCCCTGCCTACTCGGCAATGACGGTGGATAGAAGGGTCATCCCGATATCGAACAACTTCACCGTCCACCATGTAATCGCCTGTGCCAACTATGGCGATGACAACAACTTTCCCCACAGCCCTGGCGGCGGCTCGACCACATTCAAACATCATGTGGGCGTCGGGATAGGCTCAGGGCTTCGCTCTGACCTTCACACATACCAGCAGGTCGCCTATAACACGTGGAGCCCATACGATTCGGGCGTCGGACCTGAGATAGATACGTGCCACGTCACTCTCAACGACACCCTGTCTGACTTCTGGGAGATTGTGAGCATTCCGCTGGTTGAGATAACTGGCGAGGTCAGTCAGAACTACGGGCAGCAGGGCAAGCCGTTCTTTATTGGGCAGGCTAGGGCCGGCGCCTTGCCGGGGACCATATCCAGGGTTAACGTGGGTGCCGTCGGCGGGGTGGTGGCCCCCGGCGTTCCGCCAAGCACGGACGGCCAGGAGAGCTTCATCGAGGTTCGATGGGGCATCCAAGACACGGTGGGGCTTGGCACGCTTGCCTCTGGCGAGGTTATCGTTCCACATTACGGCAACTGGGTTTATCTAATCGGAAAGACTACGCTGGTAACAGCGAATCAGGAGTAGGGTAATGGCGATACTTTCAGGACTAAAGGGTCTGGCGAAATCTGCCGTCGCCGGCACTGGTGGCAGTTTAACCTTCGGGCGCCCAAACCCTCGAAGCCCAACAGAGGCAGCCACAGCGTCTCGCCAGCAATTCGAGGACGCCCGCGCCCGTGCTGCGGCGGCGAAGCTTTCTCAGATTGAGCTAGCGCAACAGGGTGTCACTCTGGCCCAGGAGGCGAGTGATAAGAGCCTTGCTGAACTTCGGGCACAGGCTGCGAGGGCGCTTGCCAGCCAGTTCCAAGCAGCCGGACGGAGGGCTGCGGGTGGAGGCACACTCGCGGCCCTCGGGCAGGCTGGCCGAGACACGGAGAGGGCGGTGTCTGCGCAGCAGGCTCAAAACGATGCCCGAATCCAGGCTGCCAAGATGGCTGCGGCTGACGTCGAGGCGACACAGGCTCTCGAAGTTGCAGAGTTGCAAGACGTTCAGCGCAACGCAGAGGAGCAGTTCGACGCCATCGTGGCTGGGCAGCCAGAGGCTGACCTGGTCGGCGCGAACATGGACAGGGTCAGATACTACCGCGAGAAGCTGAAGCATGTGGCAGACCCCATTGTCAGGCAGATGATTTGGGACCGGATTAAGCGTGAGAAGAACGCAGGGATTTTCTAATGGCACGTATTCTCAGACGACGTATTGCGAGGCACACGCCAAGCGCCATGAGCAGACGCGACACTGCGTCTGAGATTAACCAGTGGCTTAAGCTCGGCCTGACTGCGGCTCAGATTGGGGAGAGGCTTATCCCCGACGACCCCACCATGACCAAGGAGCAAATGCACGCAATCATCAGGGCCAGAATGGCTGGCGCCGACGCGCCCCCCAGTGCGGCCAGACGAGTCGTTGATGCGGCGATAGAGGAATACAAGCCCCTGAGCCAGACCGGACCCACATTATCGGGTGCTCCTGCCGGTGCGCCCCCGACCGAAGCGGAGAGGGTCGCCTATCAGGATGCCATAGACCGCTCTCTGGGGCAGTCGGCGGCAGAGGGTGCTTCCTCTCAGGCATCCCCTACCCCCCGACCACTGACACCGCCGACTGCCCCGGTTTTATCGCTCGCATCAGAAGACCCGAACGCCGTTCGGGAGGGGCTCTTCTTGCCCCCGGGTAAGATGGGGCTGGACTACGGGCAGGCTCCCCCATCGAGGCTAGGATTAGACCTGGACTATGGGGTGCCGGAGCCGTACACGCCTATACCGACGATTGCCCCAGCGGAGCAGGAGCGGCAGGCCCTCGCGGAGATTGGTGCCGGGGAGCAGTTAGCGTCCAATATACTCGGGTCTGTCGGTGTCGAACCAGCAGTGGAGCCAGGAAGCCCCCAGGCTCAGGCTGTGGCCAACGACACAATCAAGGAACTCGCAGTCGAAGCACCAAAGGCTGCAACCTCTGCCGACGAAGTAATAGCCATGTACGACAAGCTCGTAGAGGCTAGCGGTCCAAGAGGCTTCTTCGAGAGGCTGGGCTTCGGCATGGGTGCCCGCATGGACGCAGTCAACAAGGCGTTCATGGCAAACCTCAACAAGTCACCCCTCGCCAGGAAGGGCAGCGGCGCAGAGCTTAGGGCTGCAACCGCCCTCGTACTTCAGAGAGCGAGGGAGGCAGAGGGTGCGAAGAGTCGCGGAGCGAAGGCGGCGGCTGTGACTGCTGCAAACAAGGAGTCTGACCGTAGATTCAAGAGGAGCCAGAAGGAGTACGACAGGCGGCTCTCCAAGCAGAAGGGGAAGGATTTAGCTGCCTTTGAGCGGCGCGTAAGACTCAAGATCTTTGAAGGACTGCTTGAAGGTAAAGATGGCAAGCTTCCGACACCGGCAAAGCGTGCAATCGAGGCCCAGATGAAGGCTCGCAGAACTCTTGCCGGTGAAGCGGCAAAGCTCGAAGAAATCAAAAAGGATTTCCCTGGTGGCGAAGAGGGCCTTAATGAGGCGATTGCCTCATACCGAGAATCGGGCAGGGTTTCCAGCAAGTATGACAACGCATGGAGCCTTTACTATCCAGTCTTACTTAACTACAAAATGGCAAAGGCTGAGATGGATAAGCAGGAAGAGCTTATCCAGGAATATGCGACAAGAACAGGCACGTTTATCCCGCCGCTTACCGCCCTTAATGAAGAGGTGAACGCAAAGCTAAAGGAGGGCGTCGGGGCCGATTCCGGCAGCGCGGTTATTACAAACAAAGCAAGACAGGCGATGCTGAATTCAGGGATGCCCCCGGAGCAGGTAGACAGAATACTTGGCAAGAAGAGGGTCTCCCTCGAAGAGGCTACAGATATAGCCGGGTCCAAGTTTCAGCGTTAATAAGGGCTGTTATAATCAATGCCAACCGGATTAGAGATTTTTAAAGACATGCTCAATGAGGGCCTCTCTCCAGAAGAGGCTAAGGCGGGGATTGTTAACTACCTGGGTTTCACCCCAACGATGGAACAGTTGGGGCTGCCCTCAAAAAAGCTAGAGGCGATGCGCTCCAACGCAGGCGCCGCACAACAGCAGTCCGCAGAGGATGCCGGTTTAACCATAACGGGCCTTCCGCCCGTTGTTGAGCCAACCCCTGCCGCCGGCGCGACGTGGCAGGACTTCATCCCGCAACCTCCACAGCCAGCCGTTCCGCCGCCAGCCGTTCCGCCGGAAAGCCGACCCGGCGACACGATTGCTGACATCGTTGATAAGGAGGAGGACCAGGGCTATTTCCAGGGGCCTGCTGAAACGGTGGCCTCGCTGGGCGGGATGCTCGTGGGTGCCCTCAAGGGGCCCTTTGAGTTTGGTCTTGAGTTGGGTCGGGAGCACAGCATATACGAGAAGCCGGTCACCCCCAGTCTTGGACCGGGGCGAAAATGGACGTCTGCCGACGATGAGTCCCTGGAAAAGAGCGCGGTTAAGCAGGCTTACGAGGTTGCCAAGGGTGAGCTTGAAAGAACCACAGACCTTCGGCTTGATAACGACGTTTGGGAAAACTTTGGCAGAAATAGTTCGGACCTATCCGAGGGGTTCCTTGCTCTCGCTTTAGATGTTGCGGACATCGAGGAGGATGAGGCGGAAGGGGAAGGCTGGGCAGAGGGTGTCTATCGGGCGTTCACCGAGGGGGCAGATATCCCGCCAGTCATGCTGGGGGGGATGGCCGCATTCTTTAAGCAGCTATCTGAAAGCCCCATTGAGACTACGCGAACCCACCCTGCGGACGTGTTTCTAACAATACTTCCCGCCGTGCCTAAGATATTCCGACTTGCAAAGAAGGGTAACGTCAAGGCGGCTGCTTACCTCAAGAAGCTTGAGGATAGGGGGGTGATTGTCTTCGCTGACGACTTCGGGATGCGCCCAGGGGACTTCGGCACAGCCGCAAAGGGTGCCGCCGCCAAGGTCGCACGGTCCGTCATCGAAGCCCCCGGCCGAGTGCTCGACAAGCCTATCAAGGTCCCACTCCCATCAAGGATAAACTGGGGACCCGTCCCAGGATTGGGGGCGGGCGCCGTTGACCTGTCGTTCCCCAGGGCAGCCAAGGGGCGAAGCGCAGCGAAGGCCGCTGCTGAACCATTCCCGAAAGACACGCCGCGCTCCTTTGAGCCAGAGGTTCGGACACCTGTTATCGAGAAGCTGACCCCGGAGGGCACCCAGCCGTCTGGCGGCATGCGCCCGATGACGATTGGCGACCTGCTGAACTCATCGCTAGGCGGGCTCGGTCTTGGCGTCCTGCTCGATGAAGAAGAGGCACTCGCACTCTTGGCTCCAGCTTTTAAGATTGTGAAAGCTGCGGCACCCAATGTCACGATTGAGATCTTTGCAAAGTACCTGGTTGACCAATCAGCCCGGGGCAATCCCAGGATCCACGCCATAACCAGGGAGGCGGTTGATCGCCCCAACACAGTAGAGGCAGAGCTTTCACAGATTGGTAAGGACTTAACAAGGCCAGAGGCGTTGGCATCTATTGACGCCGACGCCCCACGCACAAGACTCCCTGTGGGGACAAAGCCAAGTGGCATTGTTCGTGTTGAAGAGGTTGGAGGCGGTCGAGTTAGGGGTGCCGAGAAGCTTCTATCGGAAAGGGTTGAGGCTGGCCTAGAGCAGCCGGCGGTCATCCAAGACCTGGGTCCACGAGCAGAGGGGCTCATGGTGAAGCTTGAGGATATCCTGCTTAAGGGTCTGGCGGAATCCAGGATGGGTGAAGGTGCTGCTAGGCTTGTGGGCGAGCAGCAGAACCTTGTCCCGGTCCACATGGCCATGGTTCGCGAACTGTTGAGCGGGGATAGTATCGGACTTCTGGCTGACGAGGGGGTTAAAAACCACATCCTGTCCCGGCTTATCAGAGAGGGGTGGGACCCCATCGCCGCCGGTGAGTGGCTGGGTGAACTCAAGACCTCATGGGAGGGGGGGTCGAACACCGTTGCGGTTGTTCAAAGAAAGCGAAGGGCCAGAGGGGTTGAGCCAGAGTCTATCGAAGAGGTGCCCATACAGAGGTACATCGAAGACGCGGTGGCCCGCTCCCCAAAGGCCCAGAGGGACGTCCTCCTCAACACCATGGGCATTATCCACAAGAGGGTCGCAAAAGACCACAGAACCAAGGTTATTGCCGACACGTCTGGACCCCTCTCTTCCATATATCAAGACTGGGCGAGCAAGGCTAAGAACGCAGGCAAGTCGTTCGAGGACTTCATAGAGCAGAACCCAGGGGGCTACCACGATATGTGGGCCACGATGTATAGGCTAGAGAAGGGCCTCGTTGATGGCTCCCCCGTACTCTTTCTGCCCTATAAAGACGTAACGCGAAACAAGCTCAGGCGCACACTCACCTTCAACCCCAGCCACCTCGATAGGGTTGTAGATAAGATAGTCGAGAGCCATCCAGAGCTTTCTCCAGAGGTGGTCAGGCGAGACGTCTTCAAGCTTACCCAAAGGGTTCGCAACGAGTTTGTAAAGAGAGACGATCTCGGCGGGTTCGTCGACAAAAAGACAGCCAAACTTTTCGACAAGATTGACGAAGCGACAAGGATGGCTACAGAGGGGGGGTTCTTCGCGAAGGTTAACAGGTTCCAGAAGAAGGCCCTCACGGTGTTCAGTGTAGCCACTGGCGGATTCCAGGTGCTCGCGAACGCGCTGGTCCAGTCCATAGACCGTGGCATACCCCTATCCGCAATGCTGACCGACTTCGTCAAAGAGGGCGTAGACTTTGTCCGATACGAGAAAGGTAAGCGATTCAGCCCCGCTCAAGACAGGTTCTTCAGGTCCGTAAAGAAGACAAACGTCTTAGACACCGACCAGCTAAAGGTTGAGACAAGACTGATTGAGGGCAAGGGAATCCCGGGCAAGATAGCCAAGCCGTTTGAAACCTTTTACAGGTATGGCGATGTGCTGGCCAAACTCAGCGAGATTCGCGTTGTGTACAACCGGGTCTTGTCTGACCTCAAGATGCTCAAAGATGGCGACACAGCCACGCTCATGGTGGACAGCAACAAGGCGATACAACTCAAGCGGGTGGACGGTGAATACTTCCGCGACGGACAGCGCCTGTCTCTTGACGACATCTCTGACATCGCCGCCCGTGGCGCCGCAATGGCGGCAGAGAACAAGTTCTTCAACTACTTCGACACCGGATTACTGAGCACAACGTTGCGCGGTGCCCCCCTCGTTGGCCCCGGCTCCCTGTTCTTTACCTGGTTCAGCAAGGCTCTATACGGGAGGCGCGGAGGTCTGACTGGCAACGTCCTGATGGGCGAGTTCTCCCCAATCGTGGACAGCAGCAGCACCGCGCTCATGGCCAAGCAGCTTAAGGACTCGATGGCCATATCCGCCAGACGTGCAGCGTTCTCACAGGTTGGCGAGATTGAGGACCGGGCTCGAAGGGACGCCTTCCGAGAGATGGCCTCATATCACAACATCCAGACACCGATGCTGATGTCTGGGCCGATTGACGATGAGGGGATTGCAGGCATTAAGGCCCTCCAGAACGTGGACCTTTTCGGGCCGTTCAACATGGCGGCGCGTGCAGTGGGCGGCACGATAGCCCTGGCCCGTGGAGACACAAAGCTTGAGAACATCCAAAAGATTAAGAAAAGAATCAAGGATACAACGGGCGACTCTTCTGAGGATAAGCGCCGCATGTCCCTGGCCATAAAGCAACTGTCTGGCAGGGGCCTTAACTCAAGGGAGATGGCCGAGTTCGTTGGTCTAGCTGGAGGCCCGCTGCTGGAGTTTGTGATGGACGCAACCTCTGGCTTCAAGGACAAGTACGGCAACCCCATGACGACGGAGAGGGCTGCAATGAAGTTCGGCGCAAGCCTGATGGGCAGCACCCTGTTCCATAGTGCCCAGGCTGCACGAGCTATCATCTCAGAGAAGGGTCTGTTCGATGAGCTTCCAGAGCGCGTAAAGCTCGACCCGGAACTGCGGGAAACGGCCATGCGCTTCGGCATACGACAAGTGCTACGGTTTGCGTACACCCCGACGAGGGTTGAATCCAGGTCGAAGAGAAAGGTCAGAGTCCTTAAGTCTGGGAGGGTAAAACTGGGCGAGCCCCAGATTGCCCCCGGGAAAAAGGGGTCCATCGACTGGCATGTGGACGGGTTTGAGAAAGCCCTCAAATCCCGCACGTCTCGCGCCCTGAAGAAAGAGGCAGAAAGATTTAAGAGGGCCGGCATTGCCAGGATGGTTCTCGACCCTAGAACCGGCAGGCAGATTGACATCATCGACAAGCTGCTAGACGACGCCGCCGAGTGGGACTTCCTTATTGACGATGAGGTTAATAGGCTCAAGGACCGGCTAACCATGCAGTCAGACGCTGACGCCGCAGAACGCGAGCGCCTTAAGAGGGAGTCCCCGGAGACCTATGGACGAAACAGGGAAAGAGACATCGAGGTAAGGTCAAGGGAGGGGCTAGAACCCGACCCAGACTCCATCTTCTTGAGGTATCGACCAAAGAGAAGGCGACAACAGGAAGACAGACCAGGCGATAGAGTGGTAGAGTAGGCTCACCACGCATATCCGCGAATAACCACAACACTTTTAAGGAGTGGTCATGGCAGCAGGAATTACAGCCCGTCAATACACGAACAACGCAGTCTTCACCGAGAAGACGGCGACCATGATGCTGGATGAGCACATCCTTGCAGGCCCCAACTCCCCCAGAAACCTCATCGACCAGGCAGTGGAAGCCATGGGGGGCTCCCTCCCTTCTGGGATACTCCTGAGCAACACCTCTGGAACCACCATCCTGGTCAGGGTCGGCTTCGAAGCTCTCGGCGGTGCCGGCATAGCAATCTCCAGCATGGGCAGCATGTTCTTTCCCATAACAGCCGTTCCCACTACAAACGGGGGCGGCATTTGGGTCCAGATTTCGGAGGCGGGCGCAACCGCCTGCTACGCCATCTGTTTTGAGTAGGGGGTAACATGAGCAATCTACTCAGCACATACACAAACTCAGGGCCAGTTGCTGGTGGTGGAGGTGGGGGTGGTAGCACCCTGACCTATACGACTACGACTCCTGAGTCTGTGGACTACCAGGACATCAACGCCACGAGTGGCACGTTCACCTTCGCCGCGTCCATACCTGCCGGTGCCCGGCTTGTGCGGATAATCTGGGACGTCGTCACGTACTTCGAGTACACGTCCTGGGGCTTTCCCAGCCCCGTAAGCTACACTGCACAGATTCTCCTTGATGGCCAACTGTTTACCCCTATGGGTTCTTACGCCTACACGTCTGGCACCGTGTACCGCAAGACGACGGCTGCCTATGGTGAGATTTTCGGGCTCAACGGGGGCACGGGAAAGCTTGTCGAGTGTGCGCCCGACTTCACGATAGGCGGCGCCGCCGCAACCCCTCAACTAAAGTGGGACCAGTGGAATAATTACTTCGGCTCTGCCGACCCCACAACGCAGGGCGAAGTGAAAGTTTCGTTTGAATACGTGGTGATAACATGAACCCAGGACGATACTACCTGACAGACACCCTCTCATACCCGGCGTTCATCATCAGAAGCCTTAACGCGCCCGGTGTGCTAATCGTGTACTTCACGGAAGCAGAGACCCGCCATACCACCGCAGAGCGTTCAGACACTCCAGGTGCCGGGGTCTTTGTCGAAGGCCCGTTTGACCGGGGCGTCGACATCATTGTCGAGACCCCTTCGAACTGGTCCATGGACAACACGAAGGCTGAACTCAAGGCTGCTGCGGAAAGCATGGGCATCAGTGTTCCAAGCTCATGGTCGAAGGCCACCATCCTGGCAGCTATCAACGGGGCTTAGTCAGATGTGGATACCGCCAAGGTGTCGAGGGTCATCAAGCATTCTCTCTCCATAGAGCGCGAGCAGTCCCGCGTCTGCGAGTCCGTCGTGGTCCACTCTAAGCCTGCCCGGTGACAGGTCCAGCGATGGCAGCAACTCCTTCACCCTGGAGATGGCCCTCTCCTTTCCAGAGCCCTCAACCCCATCGAGCATGGCCCTCGTCCACTCTGGGGGCCTTGGTGTCGCGAACGGTAGGTGCAGCATCGAGACCATCTGATACAGACGCCCGTATCTAAAGCCTGTTGTGTAGGTAGAGGTGACCCCCTGCCCTCTGAACGCCTGCTGTTGCTCAAGCACCACGAGCGCAACGTCCAGATGGCTCAACCAGTCGATGACCGTCCTGTCGTCCCACTCTTTACCCTTAAAGGGCATCAAGAGGGAGGCGATAAACTCGCCCCCCTCTACAGCCACCAGGGCTCCCCGCTTTCCGGGGTCAATCCCCACAACCAGGCTGCTCAAAACGGCACAGGGTCGGCGTTCTTCGGGTTGCCCCAGTCACTGGCCTTCGTGTCTCTGTGCTGTGGTTGAGCACCGCTGTTTGCATCGTCTGCCCAGTCGATGATGTCGACGGTGTCTGCATTGATGGTCAGGTCCAGACCGGGGTCACCGTTCTGCTTGCGGAAGATTTTTGGGGTTGCCATGCGCCCAATGACGAGCACCCTGCACCCCTTCCCAATCTTCCCGTTGAGACCTTCGGCCCGCTTCCCCCACAGGGAAGCACGCCACCATGTCGTCTCCTCACGCCCGCTCTTTACGGCTACGCGCATCTCCATCACAACACCCTTGCCGGTGTCCTTCATCTCAGGGTCGCCACCAAGGCGCCCCATGATTGTTGCTTGCTGACTCATGCTGTCTCCTTAAACTTGTCTGCGTTTTCGATGATGTGCTTCTTCAGTCCGATGATTTCATGTGTTTCGAGTTCATTCATCGCCTTCCCCTTCTCTGCCATGACGAAGTCTTCGACCAGCCTTGGGCTCACCCCCATGGTTGCGCATGTGTCCGATAGGTCAGACAATTCGTCTGCCGCAATTGGCGCACTGGGCACCTCGACCACCGAAGGCTTCGCCTCCGGTGCGCGGGCCGGAGCATCACCCGGCAACTCGTCTCGTGCGGTCATCCCGATGCCCAGGTAAAACCTGAGAGCCCTGCACACGCTTCTGGTTTCGGCCATCCTGATGAATGCGCCCGCGACCATCTTGCCCGTGTTGTATGGAGTGCTGTCCCCGTGGCCCGTGAAGGTGCCCCTGGTGCCCGTGATGGTGGTCACCGCTACCGCGACCCCCTTCTCCATGTCGAAGTGCAGTAGCGTCGTCTCTTGCGACTCAACGCCATGCATGTGGGCCAGCGCAAGCAACCCTGACAGCAGCACGTATTCCTTTCCGCTCACCCGTGCAACGTGGTCGTTTGCTCTGAGCCACGCCCGAAGGTCCTGGTCTCCTGTCGCGTTCATGCTGACACCTCCTCTGTCTCTTCTGGTTTCTCTTCGCGTTCTTTCACGAGCATCACGGTGAAGTCCCCTCCCTCGCTCATGTACTCATCTTCAGCGACGCCTGCCGCTTCCAGCAGTTCCTTCGCCCTCTTCTGGTTCAGCCTCGATGGGCCTTTACGGTCACTGATGGTGACCGACAGGGTGTCATCATAGGCTCGCTTAACTGGGCCCATGACCAGCTTCAGCTTGTTCTCATTGAGTTGAAGCTCTGCCTTGAGTGCCTTGATGGACGCCTTGATTTCCGAAACCCTCCTGCCGAGCGTTGCAATGTTCTCACACATCGGCATGTCCCCCTCTCGTCGTCCAACGCGCAGATCCAAAGCCCGTCCGCATTCTTTCGTGTCGTCCACAGGCGGAGGCGTGTCACCGATGACATGCTTCTCGTACCAGGCTTCGAGCTTTGGCACAGTCTCCTGTGCATAGCTGGGCTCGATGGGCACCATTCTGATTTGAAGCTCTGCAACCCCACTCACCACCAGTTCCCGCGCCTCCTCGGTGGCGGCATCGAGACCTTTCTCTCGAATCAGGCGCCGCAGGTGGTCAAACACGGGCTCAGGTGCTGCGAGTGCCACCAGGGTGCTCTCATTCATGCCTGCGTAGTCCCAGGCTGGGCTAGCCTTGAGCGCACCATCGAGGACCCAGTTGGTATGCTGGCACTGAAGCCCCCAGTCCTCTCTGTTGTCGATGTACAGGGCTCGGTGCTGATTGTTGACTGACTTCA